TTTGTGAAGACTCAATTTGTCCATCATTAGTTCCTATAATTAATAAATTATTACCGTAGGCTACTGAGTTAAGTGATGAATAAATAAAATTGTGATTTTTTGTAGTCCATGTAATACCGTCTGTTGAGGTACCGAGTTGGCCTGTAGCATTTCCAGCTATCCAAAGACTATTATCATATACTATTGATAAAATATTTGTAGTTGCAAAGTTAGAGGTTCTAGTAGTCCATGTAGTACCGTCTGTTGATGTACGCAATGCATTTGAGAAACCTCCTGCTACCCAAAGGTTGTTGCCGTAGGCTACTGAATAAACTGTAGCTGCAAAGTTGGAGGTTCTGGTGGTCCATGTAATACCGTCTGTTGAAGTACGGAGTTGGCCTGCATCACCTACTGCAATCCAAAGGTTGTTGCCGTAGGCTATTGATCTAATTTGCGAAACTCCAAAGTTGGAGGTTCTAGTGGTCCATGTAATACCGTCTGTTGAGGTGCGGAGTTGGCCTGTAGCACCACCTGCTATCCAAAGGCTGTTGCCGTAGGCTATTGAGTTAATTGCTGAAGTTCCAAAGTTGGAGGTTTGGGTAGTCCATGTAATACCGTCTGTTGAGGTGCGGAGTTGGCCTGTATTGCCACCTGCTATCCAAAGGCTGTTGCCGTAGGCTATTGAGTTAATTTTTGTGGTTCCAAAGTTGGACGTTCCGCTATACCAGGTAAAAGTATCTGTTGAATAAACAAAATGTGATACAGTATTAAGAGTATTAGTAATTGCTACTACCCATAAACCATTTCCATACGTTACTGTTCCTTGGCTAATATCACTAGCCGGAACAGTATTTGTATATTGTGTAGTCCAAATTAAATCAGATTGGTCTCTATTTATTTGATATACCGCTTTTATGTCTGAAGAACCAAATCCTGAATCTATGGTTGTCCATGTAGTTTGATCAGTAGATAAATAAAATAAATTATTATTACCACCCACTAGTGTAAGTGATCCTGGTGGTATTGTTCCATATGTTGATGAAGTAACTGATTGATTTAATGTATTTTGAAAAATAGTATTTAATGAATTACCTGCTGAAATATTAGTTGTAAATGTTAGTAAATCTCCTGTTGTAGATCTTAATGTACCGTCGGAACTTGCAAGAAATATTTTTTTAGCAAATCCAGAAATTGCGCTTATTACAGCACTCGCAATAATTCCTAATATTGGCATATTGTTTTTTCCCTTAAATAAATTATGTAAGAATAATCATTATTTAATATTTGGATATGGGTCATAGCCATTATATTATATCATCTTAAAAACTTGCAAAATAGGCGATATTCATGCTATACTAGTGCTATGGCACTGTTAAAGTGCCATATGCATTTTAGGAGGAAAAACTTGACAAACAATAAAATGCTGGTAGGGGTAATTAGTAGTGCGTTCGTTTTAGTATCTATTTTAGGTGCTATGCCGTCTTATGCTACTAAAAATAATTTATCTGAACAGGTACCGCTTCGTCTTGCCACCCCAGAGGTGGCTTTTCTGCTATCTGAGGATAAAAATGAAAAAATACTTACTAAGTATGAAAATGCGACAAGTTTGACTGACAGCCAGTTGGTTGAATTACTTAAGGCAGTAGGGTTCAAAGGAAAGGCTTTAAAAACTGCTTGGGCAGTTGCTAAAGCCGAATCTAATGGTCGCCCATTTGCGTTTAATGGAAACGCCAGTACTGGAGACTCCTCATATGGAATCTTTCAGATCAATATGCTAGGAACATTGGGTCCAGATCGTAGAGATAAATATGATCTTGATTTTAATGCCTATTTGTTTAATCCAGTTATGAATGCTCAAATTGTATACCGCATGACAAAAGGCGGTACTGATTGGAGTTCATGGACATCTCATAAAAAAGGTGCTCATTATAAATGGATAAATAAATTTCCTAATTAATATATATATTATATAATAATTTTAGTATTATATATTTTTTGCCAAGCCTCAATATCCAAGGCGTCATTTAAAAGTGGTTGACCTTTAATATTGAGGCTGGTATTTAATAATATTGGAATTCCAGTCAATAACTTCCAATTTTCCAATACAGAGTATAATCCTGGATGCTGTTTACGATTTACTGTCTGTACCCTAGAGGTTCCATCAGCATGAACAACTGATGGTATCAAGTCAGGCTTTTTACATTTTACGGCATATTGCATATATGGACTTATAAAATTCATATCAAACCAGTCTGGTGCATACTCTTCCATTACTACAGGTGCAAATGGTCTAAATAGCTCTCTTTTTTTTATTTGATTTACCATATCTTTAATATTCGGATCTCTTGGGTCTGCAAATATTGATCTATTTCCTAATGCTCTTGGGCCGTATTCTGCTCTTCCTGTTGCTACCGCAGCAATTTTATTTTTAATTAACTCAGATACTATTTTATTGACTGGATATTCTGAGCCAAGGTCATATCCAAGATATGGCCCTTGCCAATCTAAACTCTTTCCATAAAGTGCTGCTGCTGCACCTAGAGAAGATCCAGCGTCACCAGGATTTGGCATTATCCATATATCGTCAAATATTTCCCAAAGACTGGTATTAGCAGAACAATTTAATGCACATCCACCCATAAAGACTAATTTATTTTTTCCAGTAATTTTCTTAGCAAAAATCATAAATTCTATAAGTCTTATTGTATATATGTGTTGAACTGCTGCTGCTATATTAAATTTATCTTTTTCAGTAATTTTATGTGGCCAATCATAAATACCTTTATGAAAATTATATGCCTGTTTGTTAATTGAAGGAAAATAGCCTTCAACTAACTTGTAATATTTTTTCCAGTCACCAAAAGCAGCCATTCCCATAAAAATATATTCTTCTTCATTTGGTTTCAGACCTACTAATTGTGTAAATGCTGAATAAAACAAACCAAAACTAAAAGGATAGTTCTTAGCATATTTTTTAGTAATATTATTACCTTCTCCAATCCAAATGGTTGAAGTATTCCACTCACCAATTGCATCTAATACTACTATTACTGCATCATCAAAATTACTTGTAAAGTACCCTGCTGCTGCGTGTGAATAATGATGACTAAAATATTTAGTTGGAAGTTTCATTGGTAGTTTTGGTTTCCAATCTCCTAAACCACCTTTTAAAAATAATCTAGAAGCCTTTAGAAGCGGTTTCTCATAGTATGCTATGTGAGTTGGTGTACCATAATTTAAAACATCTGAATAGATGTCTCTATTGTTATACCAGTCATTTTTTTGTTTACTATATCTTTCTGCATGACCTGCAAATAAGATTTCTCCATCCTTAATTAAAGATATAGAAGCGTCATGTGATGTTTCATTAATTCCTAAAATTATCATTATTAAATATATCCTTTTTCTTTTAATTGATTAAAATAAAACTCAGCCCAGTGCAAGTGTTTATGAAGTCCTGGATGTGCCCAATGAGCACCTGGACCCCACGCTCCACTAATTTTATGATAGTCGTATCCATGGTCAAAAATTTCTGGATACTTAATTTTATATTGTTCGTGACATCTTATGTTTTCCCAATTATACATTTCATAATATTTTAACATATCCTCTTTTTTGTCTGGATTAATATAAAACTCAAAATCTGGAGGAAATTCTTTTTTTACAGTATCTATAACATAATGTCTAAAAGTATTTAATAAAAAGCTTTCTTGATCATCACTTAGTCCATTAGACCATGTAGACCATATTAATTTTACATTATTAGATTCACAAAATGCTTCTAACATTTTAATATGATCTAAATTTTGATAGTATACCCATTCATATGGAATAATTTCTTCATAGTCCCATGGTGCAGAAGCTTTTGTTTTTTTATTTTTATGGTTTGCGTACCAATCACGCATATAATTGGCATTTCCATCAATAAAATAAAATCTTTCAAAATTAGCAAAGTTAGCAATTACAATTTCTGGAATATGCTGATACTGATGAACCATGCCAAAAAAGCTTGATATATTTTTATTTATTGCTGCACCACTATATGATATATTGCCTATTGGTTCATTTATTTTATCAGATAGAATATCTGACCATCTTAAATGCTCTGGCATACCCTGGCCTAATGTTATAGAACACCCTAAAGCAACTATCTTGGGCTTAGTTGAAAATTCTACAGATCTTAAACCATCGCTATTCCATATATAGCTATATTCTGGTCTTGCAATTTCTGAATGTTGTGCCAATATATCAAAAGATTGAGAATAATTTTTATATGGATTATTTTTATCATATCCTATGTGCGGAATTATTCTAGGATTAAAAATATTAAATAGCACAATACTAGTATATCAAATTGCTTTTTTTTACTTTTTTATATTTTTTCCACTGTCTGAACTTATATATAATTCTTTTTAACATAATAGCTTAGACTCTTTCCATTCCCTCCACCACATTTTTTTTCCTAGGTGTAGATTATAATTATTCCATGAGTATGGAGTTCCCAATGACTCTTCTGGATTATCAAAAAAGTTCCATGTTTCAACACCCTTTTGATTTCTAACTCTATGAATGTATGCAGTATATGTACTTCCAGATGTACCTACAAAATTAACAGAATCATGCAAAACAATATTGCAAATAAGTCCAAAAATTACTTCATCTTGATATGGCAAAGATTTAAATTCTTTTGCAAAATTGTTTACGATAAATTCATCCAATAATATAAATCTATGTTTATTTTCTATAACCATTTTATGTGCTGGTTCACATGTTGAAACAACTATTGGCAAACCATTTTCTTCAAACTTTGCTAACCAAAGTTCAAACATTTCTTGAGTAGTTTCAAACATTTTAATATGGTCGGACAACCTTAAATGCATTCCTTGAAAATTTCCAAGAGCATTAGATATTTTTTTTGCTAAATCAGTATAGACTGAATTAAATTTTACAGAAGATAACGTTTTATCAAGTTCTGGACTTCTATTATAAAAGAATCTAGAATACCAACCAAGAGTTCCTTTTAAGTGAATAG